ACCGCCGCCTACCGCGCATGGAAGACGTATCCAATCCTGATAATCCGCATTTCCATCAGCCACCCGACTACACGGGCGTTGACAGTATGCACAATCCAAACCGCGCCGAAGAGTTCGGAACCTCCGACATTGAGGTCCACCTATCGCGGCAAACACCGAGGGCCGACAATGGCGATTAAGAAGCGTTCAACCCTACCCGATCCATCCCTTGCTACCGAGGCGTCAACTCACGATGACGAGGAAACCAGCGCACGTCACCCGCACCTACAGGGGCAGCGCGGTTTCATCTATCAGTTCATCCGCACCAACGCGGGATGCACACGCGAGGACGTAGCCAAGGGATGCGGTCTCAAGTCGTCCACGGCTACAGCGCGGGTCAAGGAACTAATTGACGAAGGGTACGTCATTGAACCCGGCGACGTTAAGATGAACTCGTCCAACGTACGGGCCAAGTGCCTGCTAGCTTCCAGCCGTAAGGCCGGTGGCAAAGCACTCGATAAGGTGCGCGTCGAGGTCAAGCTTACAATCGATTGCAACGGGGTCTACGGGGCCACCGCAATAGTCGTCGGGGGCGGTATACAAGCGGGCCACGCATCACCTATTGCGACTAAGCGCCTAACCCTTACCGCACCCCATCCCGGCACCTACGAGGTCTCTACGGACGCTCCTACGGTCTCCCGTGTAAGCCGTGCGGACACCCAAGCCCACGCCGACCTAATCCTTGACGCGGACTTCACTGTCATAAATGATTGATAATCGGCGGATGCCCGCCTATACTCATGGTTGCAAATCCAATACATGAGGTAACGGGCATATGTCCTCCAATACAAAGACACCCACCGATAAGCACACCCTATCGGTCATAGGGGTGCGCGATTACAAGAACGCACTATACACGGACTACGACCATATTGCCAAATGTCTGCTGGACCATATCACTGCCCTAGGCAAGGTTTACAGCGACATTAAGGTGGTTACGGGCGGCGGTGCGGGCGTTGAAAAGCTTGTGCTACGCTGGTGCGAAACCCACGACATTCCGGTAGAGACCATCCCCCCTAACATTCAGGCGTACGGCAAGTACCGCGCCTTTATGATCCGCAATAATCACGTCGTCGTAGACGGCGATGAACTGGTAGCATTCTGGGATGGCTGCATCGAACTCACGACCCAAGCGTTTATAACTGCGGTTTACCAGAACCGTAAAACGACGATCTACCCCCTCATTTAAGGCGTTCAACATGGCAGATAAAAAATGGTCGCACCGTGACGTGCAGGCCCCCCGTCTTCGTATCCTAATTGATCCTGTCTATGTGCAGATCGCCAACCTATCGTCGTCCTCTACGTACAACAAATACGTGTCGATGGTCCGTGAACTGGTAAGCCGTGGACACTTCGTCTACTGGATGCTGCCCGACGTTCCTTACGAGCCAAACGAGATTGAGAACCACCCCAACGTTGGCATCATCCGCACCTCATATATCCAAGACCAATTCGTCGTGGACGGTCTGGTTACCGACAGCTTCTTCAACATGTTCAACCGCATCGCGGGCAAGTACCAGATCGACGTGGTTTGCACCTCGCGTACCGGGGCTGCATCTATGATCAAGCGGACGCTGGAAAGCCCCCGGTTTCACGACAAGGGCGGAAACTACACAGACAAACACTACGGACTGCCAATGGTCGTCATCGAAGAGTTCCCCCAAACTCCCCAACGTTCGCATGTCGGAGAAGCGTACTGGCTCAATCAGTGCCAAGGTTACCTCACTGCGGACGCCACCATCTTTATCTCTGACCACAACCGATCCGAAGTAACGTCTTCGATGGGCGGTATCTACACGAACAGCACCATTAACAAGTTCGTGGATAAATCGATCATCACGCCGTCCGGTATCGAAATCTCGGAACTAGACAAGATTTACGAGCCTGACCGCTGGAAGGTTGAGAAGCAATTCCGCGTTATCAGCGTGGGGCGCATTATGGGCGTGACCTACCGGGAGCAACTGGCGTGGTTCGACTACCTCTACAAGTCGGGGATGGACGCCAAGCTTATTATCTCCCTGTCCGGTAAACTCGGCGGGCCTATGAAGAAAGCCATGACCAATCTAGGCGTGGTCTTCGATGAAAAGAACCCGCAATTCCAACTGATCGAAAACAACCCCCGCAAAAACTTCCTTAAACTACTGCGGACCTGCCACGCGGGCATTGCCCCCATGTCACACCTTGACTGCCCCGTGGGCCTGTCGGAAGCGATCTACATGGGCGTCCCGCTTATCATGCCAGTAGCGGACTACCAGAAAACATTCTTCCCTGACTATCCGTTCGTTATCAAGCCGTCCGATAAAGCAGCCTTGTTGATGCACCTCAAATTCATCAAGGACGATCCAGCCCGTGCGCGTGAAATGATCGAACCGTGGCGACAATCGATTGCAGCAACCTTTGACGCACCTACGAATATCAAATCGATGTGCGACGATCTGGAAGTCATTGCCCGCAAGCCTTTGCCCAAGTTCAAGACAAGCGGTGCTATCCTCGGTTTCCTTGAGGAACTAAAGGGTGAGCGCTACACCTTCGGCGACGTTGTGGAATACCTGCGCGAGTGCGGAACAATGGGTATCAGCGTCGGCGATCTGGGCATCCGTGCAACGTGGACCTACGGGCGCGGAACCATCCACCATGCCATGCGCTATGTCGGCTACGTCGATACCTGCGAGGGGCCGGACGAAGTGTTTGTGCGCCGGGACGTATTCGAGAGCGGCAAGAAACCAGCCACGTCCACTGCCAAGCGAACAGGCGGAATTAAGAAGCGGAAGCTAGCATGAGTATACCGGGAACCCCACGCGATCTAAAGACCGTCGAAGCCCACCTAGAGCGGGTCCGCAAGAACGCCGTAAACCTACACAAGTTCAGGTCTATGGACCTAACCAAGATGGACGGTTCGCAGATCGTCGGACAATCCTCTCTGCTTTCCGACATACGGCACGACCTGTGCGTCATGCGTTCAGCCGTGAAAGCCTACGAACGCAAACTGGCTATCGTGCAATCGATTGCAAGCGCTGACCCTGAAACCTTCGCCGCGTCCCTTCGGGAAATGGCTCAAAAAGCATTGGACCAAAAATGAAGCCCGCAATCAAAAAGAAGCCAGCACCTAAAGCATCCGCGCTAAAGGTATTCGATATTCCTGTAGCCGATCTTATCCCCGACGAGGATAACCCGAACCAGATGGACGAAAGCACGTTCGATCAACTGGTCGAGGAAATCCGGGAACAGGGCTTCGACGAACCCGTCCTAGTGCGGCCCCACCCCACCCTATCGGGCAAGTACCAGATCGGCTCCGGTCACCACCGCGTGAAAGCCGCAACCGTCCTAGGTATGGAAACCGTACCTGCTATCGAAAAGAATTGGACAGACCGCGAACAGAAGGTCGCCTTAACCAAGCGCAACGTCCTGCGCGGTAGCATGGACAAGACCAAACTCGTCAAGCTGTACCAAGACCTAGCCAAGGGCCGCGATCCCGTACAGGTTCAACGCGAACTAGGCTTCACCGACCAGAAAGCCTTTGAGAAGCTGTACGATCAAGCGCGGTCCACCCTGCCCCCTAAAGCGCAGAAGCGGTTGGACGCGGCCAAGGAAACGATCAAGTCCGTGGATGACCTGTCGTCGGTCCTGAATACGATCTTTAAGGAGAGCGGTTCGGAGTTGGACGAGGGCTACTTGGTATTCTCTTTCGGCGGCAAGAAGCACCACTATATTCAGATCGACAAAGAGACCGAAGACCTGCTTGCCGAGATTAAGACAACCTGCGAAAGCAAGGGCATCCCTTACCGCGAAGGGATGAAACAAATCCTGCAAATGGGCTTTGTACCGGAACGTTTGTCAAAACCAGCAGAAAGTGCTAAAAGCAATACAAAGGCGAAAGCCCCTGTAAAGAAAAAGCCGGGTAAAGGGAAGTAAACCATGACAAAGCCGCCACGCCGTAAACGCACAGTCCGCAAGCTGACCGTCAAGGGTCAAGAGACCGCATCCGAGCGTCAGGCGCGGACGGCTACCCGATACATTCTCGACAACAAGCACTATGACACGATCCTGAACATGATGCGTTCCGGCCTACCCAACACGAAGGTAGCCGAGTGGGCTATCGGCAGCGGTGCATTCGATTGCAACCAAAAGACCGCTGTCGGTTACCTGCAATACTTCCGACGCACCAACCCCGACATGTGCAAGCCCGTTCTTAGTCACGAGGACGCGGCCAGCATCCCTACAACGGGGTTCGGCTACGATAACCTGTTCGACGTATACGCCACGGTCATTGACGAAGAAACCGAACTGGTCCGCTTGATCAAACTACAGCAAGCGCGGCTTGGTATCGGGTTCGGCAACGAGCGCAACATCAACATGACCATGCAGCAGAACCGCCGCGAGGTAGAGGAACTGCGCAACCTGCTTATGGACCTTGCGAAGCTGCGCGGGAAGCACGGCGGATCGATGGACATTAACGTGCGGAACTATAACAGCGGCGTTGTGGACGATCTGAAAAACATCGCACAGGACGAAGGCCAGCGAAACACCATCGCTACCCTCGTGTCCGATCTGCAAAAGGTTGCTGCATCGTGAACATGCCCGTACGCCGCCCCAAGCTAAAGAAAGAGTATTCCCGCCTCGGCGGGTTTACCCGTTTGCCAGACAAGCCCGTACAATCGATTGCAAGCGTCAAAGAAAGCGACTTGCTAAAAGAAATCGACATTCAAGATACCATCCGTGCGCTGCAAGCCGAAATCGACGGCCTGACCGATCCCTTGCTCAAGGAACAATTCGGCCACGCCATGACAGAGGTAGCCAAGGACGGTAAGCTAGAGCATATGCTCGAACTGGCCCGCTATCGCCGTGGCGTCGTTCCTATGGACGAGTTCTTGCACTCGCAAACCTATCTGGGCATCGCCGAAGACGAACTCTACCCAGCGGTTATGCAAACTCTTATGGCCGTGGAAAGCGAACAGTACGTAGAAGCCGTACTCAAGGGTTCTATCGGTATTGGTAAAACGACTGCGGCCAACATCAGCATCATCCGGCAGATTTACAAAATCTCCTGTATGCGAAACCCTCAACAGACGTTCGGCCTACAGCGCCACTCGTCCATTGTGTTTACCATTCAGTCGGTGCGTCTATCCACCGCTAAGAAAGCCGTCTTTGACGAACTCGGAAAGTTCATCCACAACTCGCCATTCTTCAATGAGATTTATCCGTACGACAAGCGGGTGCAATCCTCTATGATGTTCCGCGAACACCACGTACAGCTATTGCCTGTATCGTCGTCCGACACGGGCGCAATCTCCATGAACGTCATCGGCGGAATGCTTGACGAAGTTAACTTCATGGAACGGGTCAAGAACTCGAAGAACGCCAACGCGGGTGAGAGCGGCGAATACGATCAGGCCAAGACGCTCTACCAAACACTGTCGAAGCGTCGTCGGTCCCGCTTTCAGAACATGGGTAAACTTCCCGGTACGCTGTTCCTTGTGTCGTCCTCGCGCTACCCAGACGACTTCACCGAAGAGAAAGCCAAGGAAGCCACCATGTGCGGCGGGGAAGACCCCGGCGTGTTCGTGCTATCTCAATCCCTATGGGAAGGCCGTGGCCGGGACAAATACCTACCAGAGAACTTCCGCGTGATCCTAGGCGACGAACGTATGCGCCCACGTATCCTAGCGGACAACGAAGCGGACCCCGAAGGCACCGAAGTCATCGAAGTACCAGTGGACTTGAAATCGGAGTTTGAAAAGGATATTGGTGGTGCCATCCGAGACTTTGCGGGCCGCACCACTCTGGCAAGCCGTCCGTTTATCCACAACCGCGAAGCGCTACACGAATGTATGGCCTTGGCGGATCAATACGCCTACCAATCAGTCGGCACACTAAACGAAATCGATCTGGAAGTTCAAAACCTACAAATCGATCCTAGTCGAGTGCGTACAGACGTTCAACAAATCAGGGTCGCACATATCGACCTTGCAACAACGCGAGACAGCGCTGGTGTGGCTATCGGTCACGTTGCAGGCACACGCACCATTGAGCGAACACAGCACGACACGGGGGAGCGCATAGTCGAAGTCCTTCCCGTCATTGCTTATGACTTAATCCTGCGGGTTAACCCCCCGCGCAACGGGGAGATTGACTTTGCAAAAATTAGACAAATCCTGTACGACCTCCGAGATATACATGGACTGCCTATCAAAGTCGTTACTACTGATGGCTTCCAATCCACCGACTTCCGGCAAATCCTCGCAAAGAAGGGTTTCGCTACCGAGTATCTTTCACTCGACCGTACGACACAACCTTATCGGACTTTGCGTGACGCTCTCTATGATAAGCGTGTCCTACTTCCACGGCACCAAACTCTGATTACTGAACTCGCCGAGTTGGAGTACGTAGAGAACGGTGCCAAGGAAAAAGTCGATCACAAGCCGCGAGGTTCGAAGGACGTTGCCGACGCAGTATGTGGCGTAGCCGCTTATCTGCTCACCCGCCGTCAAACGTGGAAGCAGCAACCGACATTCCGAGGTGAGCGCGGGCTTATGCTCCACGGCCACCGTACCGGGATCGGATCAGTCGAGTTGGAGGAACTATCCAACGCAGAGATTGATGCACGGATCGGCAGCGGACGGAAGACGATCAAGCGACGATCAGTGTCGCGGATGCGGACCCGCCGAACAGCCGTCGAATAGGAATAAGAGCCGCCCCTCGTGGGCGGTTTTTCTTTGCGAGTTTGCTCAATGTCACAGGTAACGCTCTTGCAACATAGGGCGGCTTGCTATATGCTCCATACATAGCAACACCATCGGAAACCCTAGCCTTATGCCCATCAAGAAACGCCCCACGCGTAAACCTGTGCGCAACATTAAAACGCCCCCACCTCGCCCACGGTCTACCGTCGAGAACCTTGCTCTTATGGGTAAGCTACTATCCGAGGGTCACGGCACCGAGGAACACGCCCGCATCTATATGACCGGGATGGGGCAAATCCAATTCGGTCGCTTACAATCGATTGCAAGGTTAGCGCAAGAGCAACGCTCGTGGGATCACCTTATCGGCAGCTACGGACAAGCTATGTCGCTCTACGTGTTTGCCGGGATCATGTACGACCAATTCCCCGACCATCCACCGATTATGACAGATGGTGCTTTCGACAAGCTAGCGCGGTGGTTACTAAAGCATTGGGACAACCTGCCCGAACACTTTACAGCGTGGTACGTTATCACAGCTATGGGGTTGAAAGCGGGTACGGCCCTAGGCACCAAAGCCGACCTTGAAATGCGTTATATAGTTCTGGCTGCAACCGGAACATTCATTGAGGAACAACAGCATGAGCGACCCGCAGTACTACGAAGCAAAAAGCCTATCAGAGGAAAGCCAAAGCCACCGGGAGCCGCTGGACGAAAGGTTATCAAGCCTCTACGCCGAGTTGCAAAACCTAAGCGGTCTAGCCCGTCTTAAACTGCAAAAGCGGATCGACCTTCTGACACAGCAGCTTGACTGGCAGGGTGCGAACCCCAAGGCGATCCCCTTCGAGGAATTGCGCGACCATATCCGCAACAGCACTCACCTAGAGGACGGCATCGAATCCAAGTACCAAGAGCGTATCAGTTCACGGGCCACGGGCATTCGAGCCTACTGCGTTATGTGTCAGGGCGGCGATACTGCGGCGGTGCGTATGTGCGTATCTCTTACTTGCCCGCTGCACCCGTTCCGTATGGGCAAAGACCCACTGCGGGGCTGGGACATTCCAAAGGTGGAAATGCCCGTGCATGACGACATACACGACGGCATGGACGATAGCGCTTTCGAAGACGACGATACAGGGGATACCGATGCCAAAGAGTAAACCAATGGGGTTGCACGAAGCGGCCAAGCGCACTGCCAGCCATCGTGACGCGATCATCATTCTAGCCAATAACAAGAGTTCTTATAATACGCCTGCAACGCTAATCGATATGCAAGCCGACGTAGACGCACTCACCCTCGCCCACGCGGCGCTTATCGAAAAGATCGAGGCATCCTAATGGCTATCAAAAAACGTACGTCCGTTCCCGACCCCGACGCCGCACCGATCAAGCAAGAGAAGCTGGTTATCGTAGCCAAGCCCAAGAAGCCCATCCCCCCGCAATCGATTGCAGCAGGAACCTACGGGCCAGATGCGCCGGGGCCAGCCTTGCGCCGTCTCGGACTTGTAGCGCTTACGCAACACGCGGACACGCCAGACGCGGACCTAACTATTCAGGACCGCGTAACGCTTATGCGAACGCCCCTCGACCCTAAGAACATGCAAGAGCAAAGGTATCGCAACCGTGTCCGCAATCGGGCTACCGCGATCACAGCCTTTTGCATCACTTGCGTTGGCGGGCGTAAAGCCGTTACCGAGTGCATCGATACTCACTGCCCACTTTGGAGTTTCAGATTTGGCGGCGATCCCTTCTACGGACAATCCAAGAAATGAAACTTCCAACACCTAACCTATTCGATCTAATCGACAGCAAGCTAATCAAGGCTGTCATCGTCGGCGTAGGCATCATCCTCGCCGGGGCAGTATCAGCCCTCACAGTAATAACGGTATTGGTACTAGCCGTCATGCTAGGCGATGCAATGATGCAGGTTCATCCGTGGACCGCGTTCAAGGCTATATGGATCACATGCAGCGCCCTCATTACGTTCGGCGTGGTTTACAAAAAGATTGGAGAATAACATGGGACACCAGCCTAGACCCTTCTACCAGCATACGGACGCCGTACGACGTATGTACATCGCCATGATAACTGTGTGGTGGCTACTAGAGGTCGCGCTTATCATGGCGGTCTGGACGGGGTTAAATCTGCTCTTCACATGGGCGACGGGCAGCACCCATATGTCGGCGTGGTGGTACGACGTAGCGTGGACATTCATTATGACCCACGTCGCACTACAGCGGGCACTCGCTGGGCTAACTGCGGTCATGCGGCAGGAGATAAAGCGGCTAGAGCATATAGCCAACGCACAAGAGACCCTCAAAGCCCACATGGCCTACGTCAAGCGCAAGCAGGAAGAGGAACGTAACCGTGGCGATTAAGAAGCGACTAACCGACGAAGAGCGTCTATCCACTGCGCTAGGTAAGAACTGGCGTCGGATGCTGCGGCACGAATACCTAGCCGGGATGATTAAGTTCGCCCACTACCCAACGGACACCGCGTCTATCAAGAAAGCATTCTCTGCGGTCAATGCGTGGAAGGGTGCCAGCTACCCCGACAAGGTTTTCATCTACGTGCTGTGTAACTTGCTCTGGCGCTGTAACGGATCATCCCCCCTCTCGGACCCTAACTACGACAGGCTCGGAAAGCACCTTGCGGAAAAGTGGGGCGAGGTTCTATCGGCGGGCGTCATTTACTCGGACGTATTCATGTGGCAACTGCCCAAAATTAGCGCCTTCAAAGCGGGTACAATGCCAGCGCCCCCACCCCTGCGGCCTCGACTAGCGCCAAAGGCTTCTAGCACCCCTGCCAGCGCCTCCCCTGCCCCATCGCCGACCATCAAACCCCGACCCAAACGCAAAGCGACCTAGCTACAATCGATTGCACGAGTTAGGAGTTGCCGATTTAGCGGCAAAAGCGTATAGTCTGCTAAACCTTCATGGAGTTAGCAGGCATGGCTACGAAACGACAAGTCAAAATCCGTAAGGCCCCGGCTGCGGTATCGCAAAAGCGTGAGCGCCGGGAGCAACGCCATTTCGCGGGAGGTATCCTCTCCGACGTGGGCAATACCGCAAGCGTATCTGGCCTGACCGATCTACAGCGCATCGACAAGGGCATCTTTGGCCTGTTCGAAAGCGGGGGTCCGAACTATAGCGTCGTCCAAGGCGACATTATGGATACCAACGGCCTTGAGGTTGTCGAGCCTGTATTCTCCCACAAGGATTTGCTCAAGGTATTCATGTCGTCCACCATCCTGCGCCAGTGCGTAGACGCTATGGTCACGAACATCGAAAGCTATGGCATCGACTTCGAATACATCGGCCCGCCGAACGGGCAGGATGGGCGCGGCGCACTCAATGAGAAAGCGCGTATCGAACGCCTGTTATCTACGATCACCTCGGACGGGCGCACCATCCAAGCGCACCGGGAGGACAGCCGCGTAGACAAAGAGGTGCTAGGCGCACGTTGCTTCGAGGTTATCCGCGATGCTGCCAATCGGGTTGTGGCCTTCGATCACGTCCACACCAACACCGTCCGCATGACCAACAAGGAAAAGGAAGCGGTCTACACCGTTACCACCGATCCTATGACAGGTGCGCGGAAAGAGACCAAGCGTCGGTTCCGTCGTTTCATTCAGATGGACAAAGCGGGCCAGCGCACATGGTTCAAGGAACTCGGCGATCCCCGGCCTATCAGCCCCAAAACGGGCAAGGTCGATAACTCGCTGCCAATCGAAGATCAGGCAACCGAAATCTTCTACGAGGGCATGTACTGCCCCGGCACCCCTCTGGGCGTTCCTCGCTGGTCTGGCGCGATCCCTGCATTGCTTGGTGCGCGGGAAGCCGAAATGGTCAACCTCAATTTCTTCCGTGACAACGCAATCCCTGCTATGGCCGTTCTGGTATCGGGCGGCGCACTCACCGAAGAAAGCTTCGACAAGATCGATCAATACATCGCTGGCGTACGCGGCGCTGCCTCTATGAACCGCATCGTGGTCATGGAAGCGGTATCGGACGGTGCAGAAGCATCCGCGATTGACGGCTCACTGCCTGCCCCACGTATCGACTTGAAGCCGATGCTTTCCGAGCGCCAGCACGAGGGCCTGTTCAAAGAGTACATCAAGGACACCGAGCGCAAAGCCCGCATGACGTTCCGCCTGCCTCCGATCTACGTGGGTAGCGCCGAAGAGTACAACCGTGCATCCGCCTTTGCGTCCGTCCTTACAGCCGACCAACAAATCTTTGTGCCGGAGCGTATGGCGTGGGACGACATGTTTGATCGCGTCGTTCTCGCATCGCACGGGTTCAAGTTCTGGCGCGTACGTTCCAGCGGCCCCGGCCTACAAGACCCACAAGAGGTTTCGCGGATCGTCACGAGCCTTGGCAAAGAGGGCGCTATCTCTGCCAACGTCGCAATCAAAATTGCCAACCGCTACCTTGACGCCGACATTCGCCCAATCTCCGACGAGTGGGGCAACCTGCCATTCTCGGTTATCCTACAGCATGTCAAAGCCGGGAAGGTCATTAAGGGTCTGGATATTTTCGAGGAAGACCTTGAAACCGTCGTGGACCCTAGCGAGGTTGATCCAGAGGTTCCGGTCAAAGACACGGGCGACAAGCTACAGAAAATGATGCGCGGCATTCTGGACGATGTATCAGATACCTTGCAAGCACAGCTTGACGACGCTATGTCTGGTTTTCAGGAACAGCAAGAGGACGCCTCGGCATCCTTGCAATCGATTGCACGGGAGTTAGCATAATGCCTACGGTCAAGCAGCTTATCGCCAAGGCATCGGCGAAGCCCACGCAAACCATCGCGGACCTACTGGTTAAATCAGCCACGGGTCCGCAGGTCATTCAAGCAGAGTTCCAATTCAAGAGCGTCGATAACGCGGGCGACGAACGCCTCGTAACAGGGCAGGTCTACGCCCCCGACGTTCTGGACGCCCACGGACACTTCATGTCTGCCAAGGAACTCAAGCGCGTTGCACATCAATTCATGCTGGACGGCCTGACCACCTCAATCGACGTTCAGCACGATAACGAAACGATCCAAGCCTGCATCGTGGAAAGCTTTATCGCCCGTAAGGGTGACCCCGACTATGAAGAGGGTGCATGGGTCGCAACCGTTAAAATTAACGATGAAGCGATCTGGAACCTCGTCAAAGCGGGCAAGATCAACGGCTATTCGTTCGAGATTTTGACGTACAGCGACGACCTCGATGTAGAGATTGAATACTCTTCGTGGTATTATGGGTTTACTGACCCTGATCCACATGATAAACATGATCATCCATTCATAGTCCGGTTGGACGAAAATGGGGAAATCATCTACGGTCAAACAGGCCAAGGTTCTGATGGTTCCCCCGCCCATATCATCAAGAAGTCTAACATCACGGAAGCTGTTGCGGGCAAAAGCCACCGCATCCACTTTAAGGACGCTGCATGAAACCCAAGGTCAAATCTGCCCGCCGTTCCGCTGCGAAGCTTCATGGTGCAACTGCAACTTACGTGTCCCTTGTGGACCGTGGCGCAAACGAAACGCCATTCACCCTCGTAAAGAACCACAAAGGAACCCCTGCCATGAGCATCAAGAAGCGGACCACTCCGGTCACGAGCAAGAAATCGCATAAGACCGTAGGTAGCGGCAAGAAAGCTGCCACCGCCAACTCCACCAAAATCACCGACATGGCGAAGATGGTATTCTCCGGCGACAACTTCGCTGACGAGCAAGCCGTCCTGACCAAGCTGGTCGAAATGGAATGGACTGACGACAAGATCGCGGTCACCAAGAACGACGACGGCGATTGGGTCGCACGTCTCGAAGGTTCGTCCGACGATGACTATGACCGCATCGAAGAGGTTCCTGCCGATGACGAGGGCGTAACAGCATTCGTCGGCACCAAGACAATAACCGAAGGCGACGAGGAAGAACTCGAAGCCAAGGGCGAAAGCGAAGAGGAAGCGGGTTCCATTGAGAGCCTGTTCAAGGAAGGCGAGGACGATGACGAAGAAAGTGACGAAGGCGACGACGACGAAGAAGACGACGAAGCCGACGCAGACGAGGAAGACGGTGACGGGGTAGCAACCGAAACCAAAGAGACCAAAGCCAAGGCCGTCAAGCCTGCGCCTAAGTCCCTGTCCAAGCGCGCCGCTTTCATCGCCGCCAAAGCCGCTGACCGTGAAAAGGTCTCGAAGTTCGACCAGTGGGATGCGATGTATTCCCCCGGTAACACTCTGGCACAGACGCTCAAAGCCGGGATCGAATGGGATGGCCTGCCACCGGGTTACCACGAAACGCAGATCGCGTTCTCCGGCGCTATGTCGAACATCATGGGTGACGAAGGTCTTGGCGCTGGCAAGCAAGCCGCCCTGAACAAGTGCGCCTCTGACTTCGCTGAAATCGTCGGTTCGCTCGACACGTACTTCGACAACTTCATCGCCGCTGACCCAGCAACGCTTGAGAAGTCGCTTGACGATGGTCAGCGCACCTATTTGAACAAATGGGCCGAAGACTACGCAGTTTCGATCACGTCGGAACCTGCCGCTCTGCCCAAGGCCGTTGCCAAGTCGGCACCGACCGAAGAAAACAATGAGCCTGCGCCGATGCAATCGATTGCAGACCTTATTGCCAAAGCCGTCGAGCCTCTGCAAAAGCAGGTTGAAGCGGTATCCGGTGCGTTGGAGCAAGAACAGTCCCGCCGCCCATCCAAGAAAGCCTCGGACCCCGATGACGGTTCTGATGGTCGTGAGCGGTCCACCAAGGCTGCTGAACCTGCGGAAGACGACGCCACATGGGCGCGTTCGAAGCAAACCAAGGGCCTGCTGGGCTAAACTCCCTGCCGGAAACACTACAACAACGCCGATGACGGCACTGAATTAAGAGGAAACTCACGATGTCCAAAACCAAAGAACTTCTGGCGAAAGCCGATATTGCCCTAGCCGATCTGGCAACTGGTGGCCTGATGCTGCCGGAACAGTCTGATACGTTCATCCGTATTATGACACAGGACACGGCGCTGCTTGACGACGTTCGCATGATCAACATGTCGCGTCCGAAGATGACCGTCAACAAACTGGACCTCGCCTCCCGCGCACTGCGTGTTGCGAACCAAGGCGTCATTTCCTCGCCACTGAACGGCGAAGAAGGCACACGCGCACTGTCGCGGGCTGACCGTACCAAGATCACCACTACCAAGGTGGAACTGGATACGTACGAAGTCATCGCCGAGGTCAACCTGCCGTACGAAGTGCTGGAAGACACCATCGAAGGCGGTTCCATCGACAACACCCGCTTTCAGGCAACCGTGCTGGCGAAGCTGGCCGAGCGCATCCGTATCGACATTGAAGACGTTATGTTCAACGGTGACGTGAACTCCACTGACAGCTTCCTTGCCGAGCGCGATGGTGTCCTGAAACAGTCCGTTTCGAACATCGTCAACAACGGCGGCGCACCGCTGGACGCTGTGACGTTCAACGAAATGATCCAAGCACTGCCTGACAAGTTCAAGCGCGTGATGAACCGTTACAAGTTCTACGTCGCCCACAACAAGCGCTTGCAGTACATGATGCAGGTTGCACAGCGCCAGACTGGCCTTGGTGACAGCGTTTTGATCGGCGGCGACGGCACGAACTTCGCACCATTCGGCACCCCGCTGAAAGGCGCGGCCTCCATGCCGAACAACCAAGCGCTGATGATCGATCCGTCGAACATTCTGTTTGGTGTTCAGCGCAACATGCGTATGGAATTTGACCGGGACACACGCGAACGCGTCCTGATCATCGTCTTCACAATGCGCTTCGACTTCAAGCTTGAGCAAGAAGATATGGTGGTCAAAGCCATCAACTTGGGCTAAGGTCTACAGGGCGGGGGGAAACCTCCGCCCAAACCCTTTCTAGGTTCTGGCCTCACACACCAATGAAATCAAAACCTAGGAGCCATACCAATGCCTGCACAACGTGTTAACACCGCCACCCTGATCCGTGGCCAAGTACTATCCTTCCGTCTCCCCAAGCATTTGCAGAAGAAGATCGAAGACGCCGAGCCTATCCGCTTTGCCCACGGCAAGCCCCTCCCAATCGCTGACACTGCTTTGCTCAAGCACCTTGAGGATATGCACGACGAAATCGAAGACGGCGAAGGCGAGGTCTACGCAAAGCCCGTGTTCCGCATCGAACGTAATGTCGAACTGCTGGATGACGGTTCCGTATCTCGTGTTAAGCGCCTCGCGTCTGACCGGGTTGCCAAGCGCCGTCCCAAGCGCGTCAAATAAGAGACCGGGGGGCTTCGGCCCCCTTCTCGCATTCTTACAATCGATTGCAAGCAAGGAACGCTGCACATGGCCCTCAAATTCTGTACCCTCGCGGACGCCCGCCTTGCCTTTGGCAATCAACAGGACGGTTACACGGGCGACGACGCTCTGATCACCCAGCAGATCGAAACGGCTACTGCCCTCATTCAGGAATACACTCGCCGGGATTGGACGCAGGCCGAGCGTACCCAATACTTTTCCGGTGCCGACGTTGACGCAGCAATCAATCGTGGTCGCGGGTACGTCAAGTTCGGTCTGCGGGAAAAGAACCCGCTGCTTGATCCCTACCCCACTGTTCGCTACTCCCCATCCGGCAACTTCGCTAATGCGACCGATCTAGTGCGTGAAGCGTACAACGTAGACGTACGCCTATCCCAGATAATCATTTACCCGACTGTGTTCTCTAGCACGGGACGGTCCATCCAGATCATCGCTACGACAGGCTTTCCGTTCTCGGACGAGGTAGGCGAAGAGGACGTGGTACTCGTACCGCAGAACATACGATCTGCTTGTGCGAAACATGCGGCATTCTCTGCTGCGCAAATCCTTAACCAGACTTCGGGCAATGCCGCCACTGTGAGCCAATCGGCAGGGTCCACATTCCGTATGTCACGCTCCGGCCTAGTCATGGAAGCATTCGCACTCGTGAAATCCGAAGTGCGTACGTTCGTCGGCTCCGATGGCTAAAGGTAAGACAACGGTCTTTGAACCGAACATTGGAACGACGATTGCGCGGATCGCTAGACCCGCTAAAATCTCCGGCGCAGCAGAAGCCCGTATCATGCGGCAGGTACGCGGCGAACTAGACGGCATCCTAAAGAAAGTGGTCGTGGAAGCCTTCACTCTGCCGGGGGGCTTTGGTATTCAAACCAAGGCGGCTTTCAACTCCATGCGATATACTGGCGTCCGAGTGTTTGGCACTACGTTCAATACACTGCGGGGCCATATCCTAGGGCCGTACTATATCAGGCGCATGGAAGAGGGCGGGACAATCGAACCCCGCAACGCTATGGCGCTTGCAATCCCCATGCCTGCTGCCCTGCGCGAAGACGGCACCCCCAAACTCCCCGGCCCGCGTTCTTGGCTCAATATCAAGAAAACGTTTATCTGGGTGAAGAAATCCACGGGGCGGGCATTCATCGTCTACAAGAACCCCAAAGGATCGCAATACGCCATGACGTTCCTATACGTTCTGGTCGAAGAGGCAGAGGTGCGGCAGAACCCGGCACTAAACCGTGCGTGGGATCGTAACAAGGGAGCGCTTATCCAGACACTAGGACGTGCTATGACGGTAGAGTTTGGCACAACCGATTATCTGTCTCTGGCTAAGTTGACCTACAAAGGTAGAAAGAAATAAGCGATGGTAGACTATAACAATCAGATTTCCGATAACGGGCCTACTGTTGCGCAGCGCATCCTGTTTGCATTCCGCGATAAGCTTGTAGCCATTGAGGACAAGGGCGATGCGGTATTCTACAATGTCGTATACGGCGACCTAGAAAACGCCGATAACCGCACGTCTTCTATCTGCGGTATCGACCGTGGAACCGAAGAAATGGTCCCTGAAATCGGCATGTGTTCCACCTACTACATGGCGACATTCTTTCATGTTCGCTTTAGACCCGTTAAAGGGGTGGACGAAGTGATCGTATGGCAGTACTATCTGGGCTTGTTACAGATGGCAGTCTTGGGCGATAACAACCTTGGCGGTCTGACGTTAGACATTGTAGAAGAAAGCAACGCGCATTCCATTGTGGGCATCGAAGGTGTCTACCCCGGCGGAACCCTTAGTGTGATGGTCAAATATCGCACCCGTCTCCATAACCCCTACAAGCTGATCACAGAGAAACCTTGACGTTAAGGAGAAGGCGCAATGGCCGTCAAACCATCCATGAAGACCCAGCTATCCCTGTTGTACGGGAAACTGGAAGCCGTTCGCGGCGTAGACCCACTGCCAGTAGCAGAAGACGATGCAATGCTCGTCGGCGATCTGGACATTCAGTTGGACCCAACCCAGCTTGAGCGCAACATTTTCCGTACCTCGTTCTCGCCCGTCGCCGCTGGCGTTGGTCGTAAGGTCGTCAATGTCACGTTCAACGCAGAACTCAAAGGCGCTGGCTCCACAGACCGTCCGCGCCTTGGCGCTTTGCTGCGGGCCTGCGCGATGCGCGAATTGCTGATCACCCCCGGTGCAGCTACGCAGATCGAAACCCCCGTCAAGTACGGCAAGGTTAAAGGTCCAAACGTCGCATGGTCCAAGGACGCAGCACCTACGCTGGGCTTTGGTTCGTATCGCGTGGAAGTGGTCGAAGGCGGTGCATCCGCTGCCGCTGCCGTTCAGGTATCCCGCTGGGCATCCGGCGAGGAAGATTTGAGCGTCTTCCCGAACACTCGTGTCGATGCGCGTACCAACTTCACGTCGCTGACCACACTGACGCTGGACAAATCCGATCTGACCTCGCTTGAGTTCACTGTCGGCGGTACTCCAACCGAAGGCAACGATCTGTACGCAGTCATCGGCGGCGTTGCGTTCCCGTACACTGTTACGGGCGTGGACGAAGCTGCGGATACCGACACGGTAGCCACGAACCTCGCTGCCTTGATCAACGCAGACCCCCGCTTGTCTGCCAGCGCCACTGCATCCGTCGTCACGGTCACCTACACGGGCAACGCTGCACCGATCACACTGACCACCGCAACTACTGCCGTCCCTCTGGGCGACAGCGGCGCGGAAATCACCCCAACGTGGGCTGGCGACCTCAAGGTCGGCCAAGCGTGGATCGTGACGCTGTACGAAACGGGCTACACCTACCGCCCGACTTCGAAAGCGAAGCAGACCGAGAGCATGACGTTCTACGTGTTCAAGGACGGTGCATTGCACATCGTGTCCTCTTGCACGGGTACTGTCACGTTCACGGGCGAAGCTGGTCAGATCGCACAAGCGGCGTTCGAGTTCCAAGGCAACTACGCGGAACCCGTCGAAGAGCCGACACCGCTGGACGCAGAGTTCGAAGAGACCGAGCCACCGCAGGTCGAACTCGCACAGATGTCTATTGCAGGTGACAACGACTTCTGCGCCCAATCGTTCACCTATGCTCTGGGCAACGAAACGAACCTCAAGGACTGTATCAACGCCAAAGACGGCTTTGACGGTTCGCAGGTCACCGGACGTACGCCAACGGCACAGTTGAACCCAGAGGCGTCGTACGAAGCTTACGTGGGCATGTGGAACAACTTCTCCACAGCCGCGCAGTTCCCACTGCACACCCGCGTAGGTACTGAACTAGGCAACATGATCCGTTTCTACGCGGAACGTGCAAACTTCACTGGCCTGTCGTATGGTGACCGTAACGGTGCGGTTACTCTCGAATGCGATTTCCAGTTGAACGGTCTGGCTCCCGCTGGCGACGACGAATTGCGTATTGTCTTCCCTGCGTAATCGTCAACCCACTGGTTGAAGCCGAAGGAGGGGCGGGGGTCGAACACCTCGCCCCTTTTCTTTTGAGCATAGTTTCCTTACAATCGATTGCACGGGCTTATCCGTAATCATGGAGTGACTATGACTGATACCGTTAAAGCCAAGTTTATCTGCCGAGCCAAGGACGCAACCGGGGGTGTCACCCTCGACGCCGTAACTCAAGGATCGCCAGAAAACAAAGCGTGGTCCGAGTATACGCCCGCTGGCACCCTGCACATGCAAATCTCTAAGAAGGGAAGCGATGCAGCAGGCTTCTTCAATCTAGGGCAAGAGTACTACGTAGACATTACTGCCGCCCCCGTAGCCGTTGTCGAAGGCTTTGAAACTATCGTACCGGAAACCTGAACATGAAAACGCCTGTCTACCTAATCGAAAAGGAAACTGGACTGTTTGACGAAAACGGTGTAGAACTTTTCTACACAGTAGGCGGGCGGTTAAACCGTGTTACTGCGGAAGAAGAGTACGAAAACGAAATCAAAGCAGGGGCGGTACGTATCCGAAAGATCGTGGCAACCAAATAGCCCCTGTCAATCAGCAGCAAGGAATGCAGCAGAATGGCAATTCACGGCGTATCACTATCCGAGCGCGAGGCTTATGTACTCGACGCCGATCCGGCAAAACCGGAGAACATCACCAAAGCAGTCAAAGACAGGGCCGATGCGTACAAGCGTTCGACAGGCATTGCTGCCGATACGATCAAGCTTGAGGCCATCGAAGCCGACGTACGCCATGAAGCGGGCGCACCCACCGTATTCTATACTGGCAACCTGTCCCGCGCAGACCGTATCGAAATCGGCGACATGACCGTAACCCCGACGATGAAAGACAACGGGATTACGATGAACCAGCAGCGTATCCGCAAGGCATACACAATCGTTGCTCGTGGCCTCAAGGGCTGGGACAATATGCTGGACAGCGACGGCAATGTCGCACGGTTCGAACTGTCCACAGCGCAGGTCGGCGCGGGCTTCTCTGCCACCGTATCCGACGACTGCCTGTCCCTGCTTACACAGGAAAACATTCAGGAACTTGCAACCCGCATCTTGATCAAGAACGGTATGCAAGGCGAACTGGAAAAAAACTTAGACGCAGCGTCGCAGCAGTTGAGCGGTCAAGCTTTGCTGGGTGGCGCTGCAACGCCTGCACCGACGATCAAAAACGAGAGCGCGGTTGCACAGACCGAGCCGAACCCCCCATTGCAGCCGCAAGCCCCAGCGACAGAAAGCTAGGGTACTATTGGGAACTGCCGGGGGGCGAGAAGCAAAACACTTGCCCCCGGCGACATATCAAAGAAGACCCTATGTGGTGGAACAATCTAATGTCCGCTTACGCCGCATACGAACAGGGCTTTCTACCGACCTCTGGGGGAATGGATGACCAACCTGCGTTGTTCTTCCCGATTGTGTCCACCATCAAGGCAGCAGTTAGCGCGGAAGCAGACCTCGCTAAAGCTACCGACAAAGGGCGAGATAAGATCGTTCAGCAGTCGGCACCGGGAAAGGGTAAGAAACCCGGTTCGGTATCGCTACTGAATGGACCAACAAAAGAGGATGCACCGGGCTTCCGGCGTCTGTAGATAGAGGGCTTGATATGGCTAATGCTGAAACAGACTTCGGACGCGTTGCGGACGATCTAAGGAGGGCAGCGACTTCGTTTGCCCTCCTAACTAGTTCTGCGAGTGCCTTTGGCGCTGCGTTAAACGACTTCCGAGAGTTTGAGCGTCAGCTAACCCTGACCAACGCTATCGCGGGCGGTACTGTCGCACAGTTTAACCAAATGAAGGACGCGGCACGAGAGTTCTCTCTTGTGACCACCGTTAGCGCACAGGAAGCCGGGATCGCGCTACAGCAACTTGCACAGGCTGGTTTCACCGCGCAGGAAAGCTTGGGAGCGATGAACGGCGTTCTGTTGCTGGCACAAGCTACGCTATCGGACGTGGCAACAACCGCTGACGTGATTTCCTCCAACATTCGGGCGTTCGGTCTGTCTGTTACGGATACGACGCGGATTGCCAACGTGTTCTCTGCCACCATCACCGGATCGCTTGCCACTATCGACAAGCTGGCATTCGCTATGCGGCAGGTTGCGCCTGTTGCCGAACTTGCTGGCCTGTCCATCGAAGAGACCTCCGCAGCCCTTGGTACACTGTTCAACATCGGTCTACGCGGTGAGCAAGCGGGTACGGCTCTGCGTAACATCATCATCCGTCTGGTACGTCCGCTAGGTGACGCCGGGGATAAGCTGATTGAGGCGGGCATCGCCACTAAGACGGCTACGGGTGAGTTCCGTAACCTGAACGAAATTCTAACCGAAATCGGTAAATCGAGCCTGACCGACAGCGACCTTGCGATCATCTTCGAGACGGAAGCACTGGCGGGCGTCAAGGCGTACATCAAAGCATTGGAGGGCGTAGGCGATAGCGGTAGCGAGTACTACAGGTTGTTGGACGCTATCACGGATACTGACCGCGCCGTCCAACTGGCCGCAGCCAACCTTAACACGCTGGATGGTTCGCTCGGTCTGCTAACCAACACCATGTCCGACATTCGCAAGGAAATCGGCGAAGAACTTGCACCCGTCGTCGTTGAAATGGCGGACTACGTGCGGGAACTCTACGGCGCGTTCCAAGACCTCGATCCTGCTACACAAGCCACTATCGTCAAGATGGCAGCACTAGGTACAACCGCAGTAGGCTTGCTTGCTGGAATGAATGCGCTGTTCTTGCTTATCAAGGGTCCGCTGGTAGGGTCCATCGGTATTGCGTACTCGGCCCTAACCATCTTTGGCGGGGCCATGCTTGGTACGGCAACGCCTACCACTAGCCTGATTAGCAAGCTTGGACAGATGGCGGGCTTCTTAGCCGGGACGTTCCTGCGTTCGGTAGGATTTGCTACCCTGTCTATGTTTGGCTTCTCTACGGCGCTGGCGCTACCTCTAACGGGCGTAGTAGCGGGTATCGCTGTGGTCGGCGCGGCTATCTACGGCCTATCGCGGCTCATGGACGAAGCCCGTATTACCACCGAGGAATACTACGCGCAGTTTGCGGGTTCTGGCGATAAGTTTAACGCCATGAAAATCTCCACCCGCGAAGCCGCTGACTTGATCATGGGCGAGAACACGCCTACTGAAATCAAGGCCCGCGTTGAAGCGATCAATAACCAACTGAAAATCATCCGCACGGCTACGCCGCTGGATCAGCTTGGATACGCAGGCCGTAACCAAGCGCTTGCACAGCAGAACGCCACGGATGCCGACGATATAATCAAGAAGCTTGAGGCAGAGTACGACGTAGCCTTAGACGCTATCGACCTGAAAGAGCGCACAGAGGCGGCTATCGCAGCGGCGCTTGCCAACGACGAAAACAAGAAAGGTCTGTTCGGCCTTAATGCTCTTGTAGCTAATCTGTACGGCTACGACGAAGAGGTAGGAGACGCGGTACGTAACAAGGTCGGCCTAACCGAAATCTTGGATAACCTGACCGCAGAGCAGCGGGCGGCATTCGAGGAACTTGGGCCAGACGTTGCCGAACTGTTGAAGCAACGCGACGATGCTTTGCAGCAGGTTGTGACGCTTACCGAAGTAGAGTTGGAAAACACGGTCGCTCTCTTGCAATCGATTGCAGAGGGTACGGCTTCTCTTGGACCAGAGTTCGATCAAGCACTAAGCCTTATAGAACAGAACGGTCTCTTGAAAGACAAGGAAACCGTTCAGCGATTGGCCGAAGCCATTGCCGGGGATGCAGGTGCGCCCTCCATTGCGGACATTCTGCGTCCGTTGCTGGAAGAGTCCAATCTAGGTATCAGCGCCGAGGAAATCGAAGACCTGCTAACGATCAAAGAGCAGCAGGCTACGCAAGAGGTATTCGACGGCATTAAAGCTATCCAGTCTGGCCTTGAGGACGACTACGCCAAGATCAAGCTTGCCGCTATAGAGAACTCCCTCGAAGCGTCTACCAACATGGCAGAGGCGTTAGGTCTTGCGACTGAACTTGGCTACGGCGAAATGCAGGCCGACATTAAGAAGCTACAATCGGATCAGCTAGATGACTTCCGTAGCTTCCTGACACAGTTCGGTATCGATTTCCGTATCGGGGTTGGCGACAGCCTAGAAACGGCGTTGGACGCATCCGGCTTTGGGGCCGAGTTCGACATTCCGCCGCAGTTCCGTGACGTGCTATCCGGCGCATCCTTTATCGACGGCGTGAACGGCGCTATCGATGAAAGCACAACGCCAGAGGAAGCCGAGGCAATCATTGCGCAGCAATCCGCGATGTTCACCGCGATCATCGATAGCTACGTAGATGCACTGGTAGCTGCGGGTACGATCACTTCGGAGCAGGCAGAGAAGCTACGCGCTGCGGGTAAGACTGCAAACGACGTTGCCGCCGCTGCATTCGTGGAAGGGTTCGGCAACACAGCCG